GCCGTAGCCGTTTCCCTTTGGGTAGATCATCGCGTCACCAGGGGATAGGGATAGGCGCCGTAGCCGTTGCCGTAGCCGTCGCCGTAGCCGTAGCCGTCGCCGTAGCCGTTGCCGTAGCCGTCGCCGTAGCCGTAGCCGTCGCCGTAGCCGTTGCCGTAGCCGTAGCCGTCGCCGTCGCCGTTGCCGTTGCCGTCGCCGTCGCCGTAGCCGTAGCCGTAGCCGTCGCCGTAGCCGTCGCCGTTGCCGTAGCCGTTGCCGTAGCCGTTTCCCTTTGGGTAGATCATCGCGTCACATCCACGCCACCTAAGGCGACAGCCAGATTAGTACGAGAACAGCCAATAGGAATGCACAGAATGGAAACATTCTTAGGCATGCTGGGAATAGTCAAACCATCTACCGAATCGTCGTCGGTGACAACAATAGCTACGCGAGGCAGGCTGGAATGGATGTGGTTAGCTACAAGATCATAGGGCGTGTTTCCTCCACCAGGAATATCAGCAGACGAAAGTCGTCCGTTTCCAAAAAACCATACGTCTTGCCTAATAGTGGCTCTATATCGGCTTAACAACGCAGACAAAGCCTGTTCTGCTTCGGCAGTTTTCTCAGCGCTGAAAGATCCACTACGGTCTACGAAAATTTCTACAAGAGGAGGACGCGGCGTTGAAATATGGCCTGCTGGAAGCAAATCATTTTTTTCATGGCGCCGCGACGGTCTACGGTAACTACGTTCACGTTCTACGCGGACGCGAAGCGCAGCATCTATCGCTTCGGTAAGAGAGGGTGGGCGGCGTGCTATATCTTCAATGGACCGCGTGAGTTGATTTTTTGCAACAGCTTTGGCCTCTACTTCATCCAAGCATTCGCGAGTCCCTTCTACAATCTTGGAAGGCGATTCGATATTATCGGATGCATCTTCAGATGCTGGATTCGTGCAACATGTGCAGGATACATATTCGCTATGTTCCTCTGGATGCTCCATTAGCCATGTATAGATCTCTTCAGCTAACGTCAGGTCATCAGGAAGTGCTGATATGCTTCCTGGCAGATAGCCACCCGACAACCGTGAACGTGGTGCAGTGATGGTATCAATATCAATGGCATCATAAATGGTTCGGGCTATTTCCATCTCACAGGCAATAGACCATACCTTCACGTCCACTGGTGAAGGTCTCCGGCAATCGTGACGCGACCATACATGCGCCTGCTCATGGCGAAGTGTGGTTCGGTATTCGCGGTCATTGAGTTCGTCGGCGATGAATATGCGGACGAAATCGGTTTTACCGGGAGCGCCAACTATCTCCAATGGTTGGCGAACGATGGGGGCGGCGACGAAAATCACCCTTCAATCCTCAAAGGAGACCTACCAGTAACATTCCATGCGCGGCGTGCGGACTGGGTTGACGTCTTCATCACCTCGTTAGGCGTCGTCGTCACCAAATGCATGATTTGGCTTGCAGTTGCTGCCGTCACAAGACCTTGTATTAGTGCTTGAGGAATGTCAGTCGGAAACGCTTCGACCAAGTCGAGCGCCATGGCCAGTGTTCGAGGCGACGTGATGCGACGTGAGAAATCCTCGCCTGTGCGAGCGATAAGTGGCAATTCCCCACAAGCCACTGCTTGAATCACTTGGTGACATTCCTGTTTTGTGTACCGAAGACCAGCCCATGCCACCCAAGCGGATACGTCAGGAACGAAGTCCACGACAGAAAATCGGGAGATCATGGCGTCGCTTACGCCATCCCCACCACCCCATTCCGGCGGGTTGGCGGCGCCAATGATGCATGTAGACGAAGGAAGTGAAGCGTCACCCACGCGACGCGATACGATAAGCGTCAGAAGGGTGTCGGCGACAGAGCGGCGAGCCTTGTCCAACTCGTCCAAAAAGAGACAGGTCGTCTTGCCTTCGTCAGCCGCCGCATGAAGACGGCGAAAAAGACCAGGAATCGTCCGTAAGTCATGCACGCCTTCTCGATACGGCAGGCCGGCCACGTCTTCTTCCACCATGGACGAAGTAAGTACCACTTCCGCATGGTCAAAGCTGGCTAGAACACTCGCTGTTTTCCCTGATCCAGGCGGACCAACGTGCAAAACAGGAACTTGCGGGATGTACTTCATGGATACTTTCCTTGGTATGTTGGATAGATAGATCAGCGGAAAGTCGTCCCCTTGAAGGTATGCAGGTCGATGCTGGGAAGGATTGCGAAGACCGCCGTGATTGGGAAGACCAGCTCTTCCTTGGGGTCGAAACAATCCAGCGTGACTTTGGCTTCCTTGTCCCCACGCGATACACCAGGGAGTCCCTTACCTCCCGAGAAACCGCCGAACATGGCGCCGTTCTTGAGTGCGACGTAGCCCTCCGGTGCCGGAACTTCGGTACCGAAAAAGTAGAATCCACCGGACACTGCGAGAATTTTGGTTGTCATGATGCTTGCCTTTTTGTTATTGCCGGGACGGATCGCCCGTCTTAACCACCTCCATGAAGTGGTTAAGGCTGAAGATCGTATGGTTTTAGTATTTCGGGTTGTACCAGGCGAGAACGGTCTTCGCTTGCTCTACGGTGAGATCGTGGACTTGGCCCAGCTCGGCTCCTGAAAGTGCCGACTGAGCGCGCATGCACAGAAGTGTCTCGGACGGATCGACCGGAGACGACAGTTCGCCCCACACTTTGAAGTCGCGTCGTTCAGTGGTCTGTGCGTTCATCCTTGCTCTCCTGATTGGCCTTCGCGGCATGCTTCTGGAAATAGCGCAGCGCTCTTGCCTGTTCTTCCTCACTACGCTTCAGACGCAAGGACTCGACCAAAGCGACGGCGACGCGTTCTTCCGGTGTCCATTCGGGATAATCCATGTAGAGGCCGCTCATGATCTCCACTCCGTTTCGGCCGCGTTGAATACATCGGATGCGAATTCGGCAAGCGTCCGCTGCCGGATCATGCGACCAAGTTCGGCATCATCGCCATCACGGATCAACGTGAGGAACTCGACATCGCTCCACTGCGACGCGTAAGGAACGTCAACGAACGCCTCGGCCCATGACATCACGTCATTCCATCGCTGATTCATGATGCGCAATGCGATCTTCGTGAACTCGCTATCCTGGCCACGTTCATCGAATACCTCGGCATCTACTAAGCGCGTGATTTCGGCTTCTACAGCCCGGTCATTTGCAATGTCTTGGTCGTTCATGGCGACGTACTCCAAGCCACCACTAGTCCGCCGATCACGCCAGCGATAAACGAAAGCAACAGAGATCCGGCGATCATCCACCAACTCACGGGCTCCGGGTCCACGTCATCTTCTTCGTAGCACAGATGCGTCTCGCGAAGGTTGCGCTCGAAGCGTTCTGCCTCAAAAGCGCGCTGCTGGGCTTCGTACTGTTCGATAGGTTTCATGACTTGGCTCCGATGTTGGCGAGGGCGGCGTCAATCTCCGAACGAAGATTCCTGAGCGTTCCGTTTCTCATCTTGACGTCGTCGGGGAAGTAGGTAGACATCACTACCTCACGCTTCGCTGGATCGCGTGCCTGCCACTCGGCTGCAAACCGCAATGCCCCTTCAGCAGTCCCGTCGTCACTGCGACCAGACCACAGGACGCCCCTGCCATCGTTGAGCGTGTCGCGCACGCAGAAGCCATAGATGTTCCAGCCCACCACAGCGAGGATGTAACCATCGCGTGCCTGTTGACGCTGCATATCGCACAGAGATGCAGCGCGGTCGGGATTGCTTTGGCCGATCTTGGCGAGCTTATGGGTGAATTCCACGTCAGATGCCTTGGCGCGTTCGGTCATGCGCTGCCATTTATCCGTGGCGCAGGCGATCAGTAAAGTTACATTCGGATTTGCCCAGAACGGACGCGGCTGAATCACCGCCTGCGGCTGAAAATCCGGATGATCTTCGTACCACTTCGCCAAGCGCGCATAGCGCTCTTCCTCGAACGCGCGCTGTTGGACTTCGTACTGCTCGATGGGGGTCATGACTTGGCTCCGACGTTGGCTAGGGCGGCTTTGGCGCGAGCTATCTTCGCAGCATGTTCGCCGTCCCACGCTGTCCACAAAGGCTCCGCAGCCTTGCAGGACTTGATCAACTCAGCCATGGCGGAGCGGGCATCAAGCAACTGCTTTTGGTGGAGCTTCACCACTCCTGGTTTGAACTGCTCGGGAAAGCTGGCGGCATCGTCCACATAAGCTTGCGCGGCTTCCATGGCTGCCAGAACATCCACCGGAGCGTTCATACAATCTCCCCAACTTCGTACTCCTCGCAGATACGGCCGAGCGCGTAGCCAAGTCCGCCATTGGCGCGAAGGTCATCGAGAAACTCGTCTGCCTCGATCTGCGAATTGAAGTAGTGGTAGCGGATCATTTCGTTCCCCGGTGTCGTTGCGTGGTTGATGTGGCTATCAGAGCACCATAGAAATCGCTTGTCAATAGGCACTTGATATTTATTTTTCGATATGCTCCAATGCCATCAAGCCAACACCGGATGCAAACATGCTTAGCCCACAAGACGCCATCAAGGCACTCATTTCGAAGAAATGGACGCAGGACGCTATCGCCGATGCGATAGGGTGCACTCAAGGCACTATCAGTAACATAGCCCGAGGAAGCGAGCCTAACTATGCGCTCGGGCTCCGTATCGTTGAGTTGGCTACCAAGCACTGTAATATTAGTGCCAAATCAAAGGTTCGGGTGGTGTAATGACTCGTCTATGTCAGAGGTGTGGACTGAACCCTGTAAAGAGCGAGCATGGTAATGCTCGCCTTTGTTCCGTCAGCCGTGGCGAACTGCGGCGGAAATGATCGCTCCGCCCGGCAACGGCCTCAATGCTTCATGGCATGGCCGCGTCTGGCTGAATCCGCCCTATGGCGCACATACCGCCGCATGGCTGCGCCGGCTCGCCGACCATGGTGATGGCATCGCGCTGGTATTCGCGCGTACCGAGACCGACATGTTCACGCGTTGGGTCTGGCCACACGCCGACGCGCTGCTATTCATGGCCAAGCGACCGCATTTCCATCGACCTGATGGCATACGAGCAAAGGGCAACAGCGGTGGTCCGATGGTGCTCATTGCCTACGGAGAAAGCAATGTGGAGGCACTGCGTAGATCAGGTATTGCGGGCGCGCTCGTGACGACTATAGAGAATTTAGTTTCAAATGAAACTATTGACCACGAATTTCACGGAGAGTAGAAAGAAAAACGCCGGCAGTCTCGCAAGGACTCCGGCGTGTCAGCTAGGACAAGTAGCTGGATGTTTCTGCACCATTTCGGTGCAACACCATCCTAACGCACCAAATGAGTGCAAAGCAAGCCCTAGATGATACGCCAACGGCTCGTATCAAGGTCGGTGTGATCTCGACTGTCTGTAGGGCCTTGTTCGCGGCCTACATTCGAGGGGAAATGACCAGGGGTACGTTAAAAGACCCTGGCTACGCAATGCGACGGCGAGGCTCCGCAAGGGCTTAACCGAAGGCACCACTATCTCTCTTTCTGGGAGCTAAGAGGGCGCTTTTGCTCCGGCTTCACCACAAGGGCTTCATCAAGATCAAGAGCTTTAGATCCCTGGTAACTGAGAGAGTGAGATGACTTCGAATCCTCAACCTGCTGAGTCCCGAATTCTTACCGCGTTACTTCTTGCACCCATGAGTTCACTATCTATCGCCAACTGTCTGTGCCTTCCATTGCAGGGCATACGTCGTCACTTAGAGTCCATGGCTATGAGTGGTGAGGTAAGGCGAGAGAATCTCTCCATGCGAGCCTACGGGCGTCCTTGGATGATCTACACATTGACCGAGAAGGGCGAGTCTATGGCCAAGGAGCTGATGTCATGACCGAAATCATCCGTGATCACTTCTGGGCCATCTGGTGGTTGATCGTTATTACCTTGGTCATTTTGGACAACATCCTAGGCAATTGGAGTATGAGGAAGTGAAATCCTCGACCCGCTGGAACGCCATGAAAATGGAAGAACTTCGTCTCTACCGAGAGAGTCACTCTCTGGTCGAATGCGGCGAACGGTTCGGGATCTCGGCACCCAGGGCAAGAACTATCCTGGAACGTTATGCGAGACTTCTGTACAGCCGCACCATGCGCTACGATGAATCACGCAAAGCTTGCGGGTTCCAACGCTGATGCCAGTTTACACGCACATCACGCACGCTTTGCAGATCATGGCCGACGAGCCCAACTGGCGCCTGTGGGGACCACATATCGACAAGCTTCCCGAACCAGAACAGACGGAATGCCGCCTCTGGTTGCGTCAGGAAGCGTTGAAGCGGAACTATCACGAGGCTGCATTGAAGTCGGCCAAGTATGCACCGACTCGGTTCGCACCCAATCACAAGGTGAAGTCATGAAAGAGCTGATTCTTCCCTGGCCGAGTCGTGACCTTCACCCGAATAGCCGGTTGCACTGGTCGAAGCGTGCCAAGGCCTCAAAGATCGCCCGCAAGCAGGGATGGGTACTCGCCCGAGAGGCTTGGTCGGCTACGGAGATGGCGTCGTTTTCTGAAGGAAGGCTTCACGTCTGGATTGACGGCTACCCGACAGACAAACGTCACCGTGACGCTGATGGACTCTTGAGTTCTCTCAAGCCGTGGCTAGATGGTATCGCTGACGCCCTTGGCACCGATGACCGTCGTTTCGTTCCCCATCCTTGGGTGAAAGATGAAGTTCGAAAAGGTGGCGAGGTTCGGATTCGCATTACGGCAGGACCAAAAGAAAGTCTTGACGGGAAGAAAGTTCAGTGAAAGAATCATTCCCAGTACGCAACGTTCCCTCCGTTGCGTATCTGATCCGCGGAATGCCCTTTCTCCGGAGCTTAGCGATGCAGTTACCATTCACCCCCTGGATGCCCTGCACTGAGCCGGCCCGTCGTGAGACTCGCCGGCTTTTCTTTGTCCGGAGACGCTGACATGTCGGAAAAGTCCCGTACCGCCTTTGGCTACACCGAGACCGATGCTGGTCCTATCCAACATCTCAAGATCGCGGGTGTGTTTGGTATTTCGTGGGTCATCCAAGCTCCCGTAGCCCTGATACCACATAAGCGAAACTGGCAGGGCATCCCGTTTCCCGAGACGAAAGGCAACCTTTACGTCTTCGCCTTACCTGGTGGCCACAAGATCACCCAAGACGGTAAGATTGTCTGTTGAAATCCCTATGAAGCCGTGTTGCAATGCAATCCCACCCATTCATCACGTACCTGAGGTCTGCTCGCCATGTCCTACTCCATGAAGAAGTCTGCCAAGAAGGGCTACAGTCACAAGTCCTCGGCTCCTCAGGGCACCGCAGTGGGTGGTGGTAGCCGTCCCGGTACCAAGGCCAAGCATCCCATCATGTCCAGCGCTCCGCACAACGAGAAGACGCTGGATCGTCCGACGGGTCATCGTTCCAAGTAATTTGGATTCACGTGGAACATAGGGAGCGTGGTACATGAACCTGCCCAAGAGTGTCTGTCATGGCTCGTGAGAAGCCCAATCAGCCCCTTATCCGTAGAACGGACGAGATCAGGGCTAAAATCCAAGCCAGTCAGTTGATTAACCGATTGGATGGACATGCGATGGGTAAGCTTGAGCTAACCGCTACGCAGGTTCGTGCTGCCGAGATTCTTCTCAAGAAGTCCGTGCCCGATCTGATGTCCGTTGAGCATTCCGGACCCGATGGCGCTGATATACCGATGAGCATGACAATCACCCATGTCAAACCTGAACATACAGGTTCCTGAGAAGCTCGGGTTCCTGTATGAGCCGTGCCGCTACAAGGTGGCATATGGCGGCCGAGGCGCTGCTAAGTCGTGGGCTTACGCTGACGCCTTGCTAGTTCAGGGCATGCAGTCACCGCTTCGAATCCTGTGCGCCCGTGAGTTCCAAAACTCCATAGCCGAGTCGGTTCACCAGTTGCTGTGTGACCGCATCAAGGCCAACGGCATGGAATCGTTCTATGAGGTGCAGAACACCTGCATCAACGGCAAGAACGCCTCCAAGTTCGTGTTCAGTGGATTGCGGGTCAATCCTAGTAACCTGAAGAGCTTCGAAGGTGCCGATCGATGCTGGGTCGAAGAGGCTCAGAACGTCACCAAGCGATCATGGGACATTCTGACGCCCACCATCCGCAAGCCCGGATCGGAGATATGGGTCAGCTTCAACCCTGAGCTTGAAACGGATGAGACCTATCAGCGCTTCGTCGTCAAGCCTCCGACAGCTAGCATTGTTCGCGAGGTCAGCTTCCGGGATAACCCCTGGTTCACGCCTGAGCTTGAGGCGGAGCGCGTGGATTGCGAGGAACGTGACCCCGATGGCTACCTGACCATATGGGGCGGGAAGTGCCGTATAGCCTTGGAAGGCGCTGTCTATGCCCGCGAGATGCGCGAACTGATCCAGCGTGGCGGTGTGCTACGTGTACCCTATGAACGTACCAAGCCTGTCCATACGGCATGGGATCTTGGCTGGGGGGATCAAATGGCTATCGTCCTGTTCCAGCAGATCGGCTACGAGTACCGCATCCTGGCTTATATCGAGGACCGGCATAAGACGGTAGCGGATTACGTGGTTATCCTTCGATCTATGCCATTCGTCTATGGGCACCATTATCTGCCTCACGATGGCGCCAATCACAACATCATCTCCGGTACTAGCCCTGAAGAGACGCTCAAGGAGCTGATGATGACCAAGGACGTGCATATCGTGCCGGCAACGGATGACGACACCCAGCACACGGCGGTTCGAAACTTGTTCGGGAAGTGCGTATTCGATGAGCAGGGTACACTCGAGCTTCGTAACCGATTGGCACGCTACAAGTATGGCCAGCATGCCGATGGAAGCTCTACTCGGTCACCTGTTCATGACGCCAGCAGCCATGGTGCGAAAGCCTTCGCCTGCCTCGCTATGGGGTATGATTCAGGTCACACCAAGCCCAAGGTTAAAGTGGGAACTGGGCACGGTAGTGGTGTTTCCAGCTGGATGGCTTCCTAGGAGAATGTCATGCATGAACAAGCATTCAAGGCAATGATGCTGGCCTGGTCCCAAGGCATCGTTCTGTCTAACCGTAACGGCAAGTGCTGGCTGGCCTTCTCCAAGGCCTATGCTCCGGATCAAACGCTAGTCCGTGAGCTGAAGACCTACAAAGACACCATTCTCAAGGCCTTACCTGAAGAGGTTGCATAGTGAAGCTACGACCCCTGTACAACCGTCTCGTCGTAAAGCGTACCGAGACGCCATCCGTGTCTCCGACTGGTATCATCCTGGGGATGAATATGCTCGAGAAGAAGCCTGAAGGTACCGTCATGGCCATTGGTCACGATGTGTCGCTTGGCCCGGGTGATCGCGTCCTGTTCAAGACCACGGCAGGCACGGAGGTCAAGGTCGATGGAGATACCTTGCTGGTCATGACGGAAGACGACGTGATTGCTGTCATCACATGACTGAAGTCAACATTCGTCTCCACGAATATCACTTCTGGTCGCCGACGTTAGGCACCGAATCCGTAAGATTTACGGTGTTCAATGATCGCGGCGGGGAGTATTTTGCGATTGTCCCGCTGGACGGGAAAGGCAGTACGTTACGCGAGGCGCGCCAGCACTGGGCCGAGCGATTCCATGAAGCGATCGAGTCCGGGCAAGATCCTGGCGAGGTGAAATGACATGACGGTGTACGTACTCAATTCGAATCAGACGGTCACCGGGCAAGGTCAGACGGTACCGATGCAGAATCAGATGGTGGGCGGCGCGGTCAATCCCCCGACACAGACGTTTCAGGTAGTCGCTACTACGACCAGCGGCAACGTGGCTGCGACGGTTCAGCCCGTAGGTTCCAATGATGGTGTCCACTGGATCAACCTCGGCACAGCGATCACCCTGGCCTCAGGTGCTTCACCTCAGACCGGCTCCGTCATCGACAACTCCACCTACCAATACTTCGCCGCCAACGTCACAGTGATTACTGGTACGGGCGCCCAAGTCACGACCCTGATGGCTGTGTAATGGAACGCATTGCTTCGATAACTGCTGTTGAAGATAGGTACATAGGATCAACGATAGACGCGTTGGAGAAGCTTGTTGAGCGTGCTAAGACGGGGGAAGTCCTTTCTTTTATCGGGATAATTGAGCTTCGAAACGGAAAGTATTCACAGGTTGGTCCTGGTTGTCCTGATCGTCACAGACAGGCTGGAATGCTTCTTGAGCTGGCCATGAGCCGCATTAACGAGGATTGACCATGGCTCAAGACCCCAACCAGCCCAAGGATGACGGAAAAATCAAGATGCCACGCGTGGACAACGCGATGAACAAGCTTCCTCCGGTAAAGAAAGGTGGGGGCCGTGGCGCCAAGAACGACGACAAGCACGCTACTGAGGATGACCCGGATCAGAAGATTCTCTTACGGGCGAGGAAACGCTTCGACCGCTGTATAAGCGCGGAGAGCGACAACCGAAAGAAAGCGCTGGAAGACATCAAGTTCCTGAACGGTGATCAGTGGCCCGCCGATGTGGCGGCACAGCGCAACACTGACAAGCGCCCCTGCCTGACCTTCAACAAGCTCAAGACCTTCGTGCACCAGGTCACCAACGAGCAGCGGGAGAATCGACCGTCGATCAACATCGCTCCCGTAGGGGATCAGTCCGACATCAAAGCGGCGAAGATGTATTCGGGCCTGATTCGCGCTATTGAGCGCGATTCGTCGGCTGATATTGCCTACGATACGGCCTTCTGGAACGCGGTCGCCAACGGTTACGGCTACTGGCGGGTGATGACGGAGTACGAGTCCGAAAACAGCTTCAACCAGAACATCGTCATCCGTCGTATCCGCAATCCCTTCACGGTATACACCGATCCGGACGCGATGGAGCCGGAGTGTTCCGATGCGCAGTTCGGTTTTATCACCGAGATGATTCCGAACGAGGAGTACAAGCAGAAGTACCCCGATGCTCAGCTCATCTCGTGGAATCCCAGCGGTCCGGGCGATACCTACAAGGAGTGGGTGACCAAGGACAGCGTTCGAGTTGCCGAATACTACGAGATTGATCACGAAATGGCCGATCTGGTGCATCTGGACAACGGTCATACCGGCTGGAAAGACGAGCTTTCCGACGAGGTGAAGGGCCATATCGCCAGTGGCAAGATCACCATTCTGGAAGAACGCAAGTCAGAGAAGCAGACGACGCGTTGGTACAAGATGACGGCGTTTGAGATCCTTGATCGCACCGATGTGCCGACTGATGGCCTGATCCCGATCGTGCGTGTGATTGGCGATGAGATCGATGAGCAGGGTAAGGTGACGTATTCCGGCATCGTGCGTGACGCGAAAGACCCGCAAAGGATGTACAACTACTGGAAGACCACGGAGGCCGAGGTTGTTGCACTGCAACCCAAAGCCCCATTCATCATGGAAGAGGGTCAGGTCGAGGGTCACGAGGCACAGTGGAAGCAGGCTAACACCAAGGCCTATCCTTACTTGCTCTACAAGGCGACCAATGTGGGTGGTAAGCCCGCCCCTCCGCCGCAGCGTCAGGCCATGATGGCGCCTCCTGCTGCCGTGCTACAGGCCATTCAAGGCGCCGCTCAGGACATGATGGCAGTAACAGGTATTCGATTCGATGCGACGCTTGCCGAGCGCGTGCATGACGAGTCGGGTAAGGCCATTCGGGAGATTCGTCGATCCGGTGATATTGGCTCCTATCACTACCTCGATAACCTAGGTCGTTCTCTCAAGTACACGGGTCGCATCATCATCAAAATGATCCCACGGGTGCTAGACACGCCGCGTGTCCTCAATATCTTGCGAGAGGACGGTAAGGACCAAGCGGTCCGGATCGATCCCACGGCACCCAAGGCGTTGAGCCAGGGCAAGAACGCACAGGGTAAAGCTCTTCCCATCTTCAACCCGAACATAGGCAAGTATGGTGTGACAGTCACGGTGGGTCCGAGCTACGCCACCAAGCGTATTGAAGCAGCGGATCAGATGATGAAGTTTGTTGCTGCCATGCCGGAGACAGGCAAGGTGGTCGCCGACCTCATCGCCAAGAATCAGGACTGGCCGGAAGCGGAGCAGTTCGCCGTGCGCCTAGCCAAGACACTGCCACCTGGGTTGCTGGCACCGGATATGGACGGTGTGGATCCGCAGGTTCAGGCCCAACTTCAGTCGATGATGATGCAGATTCGCCAGATGACCATGGAAAAACAACAGATGGTCAAGTTGCTACAGGATCAGACCGCCGATCGCATGATTCTCGCCGACAAGAACGACAAAGACTTCGAGGCCAAGATTCTCGCCGTGGTGCAGAAGATGGTTGCCGCCGATGCTAAGGCGAATATCGATCACAGCAACAACGTGGCTGGTCAGGCCTTGCAGTTGATGCAGCTTCTCAAGCCCGAACAGCCGCAAGATCAAGGAAACAGCCCAGCGCCACCCGCTACACCTGAACAACCACCGATTCAGTAACAAACCGTACCGGCGCGGATCACCGGGCGGCCTCATGGCCATTATCGTGGAGCACACCCATGCCTGATTCCGATGCGTTGCTGATGCAGAAAGAAGAGTCTAAGAAGCCCGCGTTGTCGGCGACCTCCGATAAACCGGCGCCAGTCGAATCGACTACCGAGGATAACCACCAAGAACCTGTTGCAAAGGGAAGTGAAGGCGAGGTAGATTCCGATTCAGCCGCCGCGCAAGCGAAAATCACCGAAAAGTCGGCAACTTCGGACAAAGACCATTCCAGCGATGATCCTGCTGCGAATGCCGAGGCAGGCACCAAGCCCACCAAAGGCGTTCAGAAACGAATCGACGAACTCACCCGCAAAGCCGGTGAAGCCGAACGTCTCGCGTCTGAACAGTCCAAGCGCCTCGATAAAGCCCTTGAAGTGATCGAACGTATGACCGGAGCCTCAGCGGAAGCTTCGCAGGATGCTGCGCGTAAAGACGATCCCCGTCCGACACGTGACCAGTTCGATGACCCGGATGCCTATACCGAACACCTCTCTGCCTGGTCAGGGCGGCAAGCGGTCAAGGCCTATCAGCTCGAACAGCAGCAGGCAGCAGAGAACGCGAGTCAGTCCGAACATATCCAGAAAGTCCAGAAGTCCTGGGTGGATGGACGCGAAAAGGCGGTCGAGAAGTACCCCGACTATGCCGAAGTCGCCGAGAACCCGGACATTGCGATTGCGCATCACGTCGGTGTCGCCATCGTCAACAGTCCCCAATCCCATGACATCGCGTACTGGCTGGGTAAGAACCCCTCGGAAGCGGCACGTATCTCGGCCCTGAGCCCCCTGCAAGCGGCGATGGAGATCGGAGCTATCGGTCAACGATTGGCCTCAGAGAAACCGGCAGTGTCGAAAGCGCCGGCTCCTGTAAAGCCCATCGGCGGACGGAATAACGCGGGATCGGTCACGCCGGAAGAAGATGCCGGTTACATGGAACGCAGGCTGGAAGAGATGCGTTCTCGGAAGAAAAACTAACAGCCATGCGCTAAAGGGCGTCATGGCCGGAGAATCAAGCCATGGCGTCCAATGCACTGCTCACCCCGAGCCTCATCACCAAAGAGACTCTCCCGATTCTGGTCAATAACCTGGTCACGGCCAACAAGGTCAATCGCCAGTTCGAGAACCAGTTCGTCAAGATCGGTTCCAGCCTGACCGTTCGCAAGCCGAACCAGTTCACGGTGTCGAGCGGACCGGGCCTGCAGATCCAGGATATCGCCGAGCCTTCGACCTCGATCACGATTTCCAGTCAGAAGCACGTCGATTTCCAGTTCAGCTCGCAGGAGTTGACGCTGACCATCGAGGAGTTCTCCGAACGCTACCTGATGCCGGCAGGCGAGCAGCTCGCCAACCAGCTGGACTACGATGTCCTGCAGAACACCAATCAGGTGTTCAACGAAGTCGGTACGCCGGGTACCGTGCCTGCCACCTACGCCGCCCTGGCCGCTGTCGGTCAGCGCATGGACGAAGGCGCGGTACCGCAGAACACTCGCTGTCTGGTCCTTAATCCGGCCGCTTACTGGTCGATGACCGTGGGTCTGGTTGGTTACTACGTCCAGTCCGTCTCGGAGCCGGCCCTGAAGGGCTATCTGGCGAACATCGCCAACTTCGAGATCTACATGGACCAGAACGTGGCGACCCAAACCGTGGGTGCCTACTCCGGTACGCCGACCGTCAATGGTGCGGGTCAGACTGGTAGTTCACTGGTTACCCAGGCTTGGGGTAACTCGATTACCGGCTTGCTCAACGTCGGCGATGTCTTCACCATTGCCGGTGTCTTCGCCGTCAATCCGCGCAGCAAAGTATCGACTCAGTCTCTGCAGAACTTCGTGGTCACCGCCACGGCGAACTCGAGCGGCGCTGGCGCGGCTACGCTGTCCATCTACCCGTCGATCGTCACCAGCGGCGCTTATCAGACCGTCAGTAACTCGCCGGCCAATGCGGCGGCAATCACGGTCAAGGGCGCGGCTTCGACCCAATATGCGCAGAACATCGCGTTCACCAAGGACTGCTTCGGCCTCGTCACCGTCCCGCTGGAACTTCCGGAAGGCGTGGACTTCAAGGCGCGTGAGACGTTCAAGAACATTTCGATGCGAATCATTCGCGCCTATGATATAAATAACGACGTTTTCCCATGTAGAATGGACATTCTATACGGTACCACGACGTTCTACCCGGAGCTTGGCTGCCGGTTGACCAACTAAGCGGAGATCGAAGACATGGGTATCGCAACCACCTCCACCATCACTGCTGGCCCGCGTCAGCTGTCGGACCAGAATCCGATTGGCACCACGTTGGGCGCTTCGACGACCGATCTCATCGGTTTCTATGGTCTCGCTCAGGGCGTCGCCCAGGCCACGCCGACGCACGTATCCGCTGGCTTCACCGCAGGCGGTGGTACCGCTGCCACGAGCACGGATACTTACACCGGTAATACGGGTACGACCGCCTACACCGTGGGCGATCTGGTCTTCATCCTGAAGAGCAACGGCCTGCTGAAAGCCTGACCCTTCTGGTGTAATCTACGGAGGCCGTTTCTCACCCCGGAGACGGCCTCTTTTTATGGAGAAGGCCATGAAAGAACAGCTTTATCATGTTCGCGTGCTGCTTTCGGATGACAAGGCAATCGACGTGTTTCCCGCGATGGTCAAGGAATCTGCCCAGACGGTATGCGATGAAATCAAGAAGCAGATCAGCTTGGGTCGTGAGAAGCGCTGGCACGACCCTATCATTTACCCCATCTATCACTGAGGAATCGCCATGGAATCGCTCTGGAAAGTGCTTGAGAAAGCCACCGGAATTGATGAACTTCACCAGCTCGCCTTGGACGCTCAGGAAGAACTTTCTGCACTGAAGGAACGCATCGAGGAACTGGAAAAGAAGATGGAAGGCGAGGGTTACAACCCGAAGGAATACCCGAAGATGACCGCTAGCGGAAAGACGGTGTGGAATGCCGAGGAAGAGGCGAAGGAGACTGGCGTCGTCTCGGAGGAGGCTCAGAATCCCCATGAGTAACTTCAAGGAATTCCCCAAGATGATGGTGCACCCGTCGCATGAGCCTGCGGTGTTGTCCACTATTTTCCCGCTGGGCTACAAACCCAAGCCGGGTGAGAAGGAGAATCCGGGCCGACCGGAGCGGTTCCCGCATATCACGGTGAACGACGCCAACCAGCAGGAGATGTACGAGGCCCGGGGGTATGTCGTTCAGGGTGAAGGTAACTCTGCATCGTTCCAAGAGGCTTCATCTGGTGTTCCTGGCGATTACGCCTTCAACGAGTACCCGAAGTGGATCCGCACGCACGATGATGAAGTTTTGGTGCACTCGAAAGAAGAAGAGCATCGTCTGATGGGATACAACAAGGTGACCAAGGAAGTCGTGGTCGAGCAGGCGATCCCGAAGAAGAAGCCGGGTCCGCCGAAAGGCTACAAGAAGAAACCGAAGACCGATCGCATGGCGGTGACCGACTGATGGCCATTTGTCCGCTGGATGACCGCATTATCGTTCGCCCTTTCCCTTCAGAAACGTTAAGGGCATCGGGCATTGTCGTGGTATGTCAAGAGGCCGAAAAACCGCTCTCTGGCGAGGTCGTAGCTATTGGACCTGGTAAGGCCAAGGATGACGGCACGCGTGAGGCCATGCAGATCGCTGTCGGCGACAAGATCATGTTCGGCAAGTACGCGCAACAGCCGTTTTCCTACAACGGCGAAACGCTGCTGGCGATGTGCGAGATGGATGTGCTTTTTGTGATGGACGAATGAGGGTTTAAGGTATGGCAACCGCGCAGAGCTTGATTCAGACCGCCATGGAGCTTTTGGGGGTCTACGCGTCCGGCGAAGTCCTCTCCGATGCCGATGCGGAACGCGGCTTGCAAGTCCTCAATGCGATGCTGGATTCCTGGTCGAACGAATCGTTGTTCTGTTATGCCATCCAGGAGACTTCCTTTCCTCTCGTGGTAGGCCAAGCGCAATACACCTTAGGTCCGGGTGGACAGATCAACGCCACCCGTCCTTTACGTCTGATCGAGGGACCGGGTGCGGCGTATATCCAAGATACCAACCTGAACAACTATCCCGTCGCGGTGATTCCTCGCGACAAGTGGAACATGATTGGGCTGCGTACCAACACCTCGAACATCCCCGATACCCTGTTCTACGACCCTCAGTTTCCTCTCGGCATCATCAATATCTTCCCCGTCCCGTTGATCACCTACACAGTGTTCTTCGATGCTTACCTGCAGATCAGCGACTTCGCCAGTCTTGTGACGGTGATGTCGCTTCCCCGGGGTTATGAGGCAGCGATCTACAATAATCTCGCGATCTGGCTGAAGCCGTTCTTCAAGGATGCCAATATCGACCCGATTATCATCGAACTCGCCTCGCTGACGAAAGGCACAATCAAGCGCAACAACATCCGCTCCAACGTGGCGGTGTATGACCCGGAAATCGTCAGCCGCGCCACGCCGACCTATAACATCTATCGGGATGCCAATAACTGATGGAAACGCCCTTCTTCGGCGGTACGTATCAGTCATTATCGCCGAACTTGGCAGCAGATCGGTGCATGAATCTCTATCCCGAAGTCATGGAGACACATCAAGGTAAACAGATCGGTGGTTTCTATTCCACGCCGGGTCAGCGATCCTTGAGCACTGTTGGGGCGGGTCCGATCCGTGGTAAGCGCACCATGACGACGACCCGAAAGATCATCATCGTATCCGGCAACACGGTCTATACCTACGATCAAAACGGCGTCGTAGCGACGATCGGCACTTTGAACACAGCGACAGGTCCGGTCGGCATCATCGACAACGGTACGCAGTTCATGGTGGTCGATGGGTTTCAGGGATGGGTCTACAGCGCCGGTTCCTGGACGCTGACCAACCTTATCAACCCCGTCGTGGCGACGATCCAAGACGGCTTTGGACTCGTCAACAAGCTCGGAACCGATCAGTTTTACCAGTCGAATCTCAATGATCTGACAGTCTGGGATGGCCTGAATTTCTCTTCCGCCGATTCAGAGCCCAGTCCGATCATTGGCATGACCAGTCTCTTCCGTCAAATCTGGATCTTCAAACAGAATTCGACGGAGATTTGGAACAATGCGGGACTCAACGGGTTCGCCTTCCAGCGCATGCAAGGGGCTTACTTGCAGCAAGGCTGCATCGCCCCGTTCTCCGTGTCGGTTTCTGGTGACCGCGTGATCTGGTTGGGCCAGGATAAGGAAGGAGGTGTCTGTGTCTTCATGAACACCGGATACCAGGAACAACGCATCTCCACCCACCCTATCGAGTACGCCATTCTTAGCTACATGGCTAAGAGTCAGGTGGGTGTGGCCGATGCTATCGCTTTCTCCTACATGCAGGCCGGTCATCGGTTTTATATGATCACTTTCCCCTCAGGGGATGCTACGTGGAGCTATGACCAGACCAATGGCATATGGCACGAACGCGGGGAATGGATCAACGGTGTCTATCACCGCTGGGACCCGAGCGCTTACGCCTTCTTTCAAGGGCAGCATGTCGTAGGTTCTTCTTCAAGCGGCCAGATCAGTACGCTGGACCTGAGTTACGGAACCGATGATCTTCCCGCCAACACGACCAGCATCAACCCGAAACGCTGGATGCGCCGTTGGCGTGCGTTGAAACAAGCTCAGAATATCCCTGTTCGCTTTGGATCGATGAGACTTGATATGCAGACAGGTACACCTCCGGCGATCGTGCCATGAATTGGATCAATGCTTTCATCGAAGGTCCATGCACGGTCTCCGTATTCAACCATTTAAGCTCGGTGACCCCATTATGGTCAGGTGTTCTTGGATTGCTGGGTACCTCGCCATCGTTCAGTGATCCAAGTGTAGGAAATATTCTCAATGTGACAGTCGATGGTGGAGGAAACGTCGCACTGAATTATATAAGTGGTTCCGGAAGCACCACTAACGGATATTTTTTGCAGGTAACTCCGAACTACAACTTTCCAGGCGGAATGCAAGCATCGACGATGACCATCGTAGCCGGATCAGCACATCCTAGTGTCAGCACATCAAATGCTTCCGTCGTTCTCTCTGCGCTTGGAGGTGGATGGACGCCTGACCCTGCCTCTCCCATAGATTCATCTCCTGTATTTATCGGAGTTTACCAAGGGGGTTCGTTCTGATGTCCATCATCATCAAGTTCTCTCCCATGGTATCCATCCCACCGCCGATACCTACACCCGCAGGCGTAGTTCTTCGATGGTCTGATGATGGCGGCCACATTTGGAGTAATCCCTCTTACGCGTATCAAGGTGCTACAGGAAAAACTTCTCAGCGCGTCATGTGGCGCCGCATCGGGTCCACGCGTCGTAACACCGGACTCGACCGTATCTTCGAAATATCCAGCGACGATCCGGTGCAGGTTGCCTTGGTTGGAGCGAGTATTGGCGATGGATGATCTACCTATCCATCTGGTGAAATCAGGCTTCGATGTGTCCGAAGCGTTGGCGCAGATCGACGCGCATCCGGAAGTCTGGAATGTCATCCCGTTTCGTACCTCGGCTTATGGCACACCGCACCTGAAAGTCGATGACATATGGGTACGATACAATCCATGGTCAAACTTCGATGGTGATCGAGCCAAGTTCAATGGACCTCACGATTCGGAATGGTATCCAGAAGCCGATAAACTCCCTGCAGTAAAGGATATGGTGTTCCAAGTCATGTCCCTCGTTCGCGGAGAGCGCCTGGGTGCGGTTCTTATCACCAGAATTCCGCCCGGTGGCATGGTGCAACCTCATGTCGATGGTGGATGGCATGCCGGTTACTACGAGAAATTCGCGATACAACTTCGAGGAAACCCGAAGCAAGCCTTCTGCTTCGAGGAAACGAAGCTTGTTACGTTACCAGGTGATCTCTTTTGGTTCCGCAATGACATCGTTCACTGGGTGACCAATGAGAGCGATGAAGAACGCATCACCCTGATCATATGCATACGCCGATCCTAGACTTTGTCGTTATCGGCCTGCCTCGATCCGGAACGACTTGGATCGCAAACTGGTTGACGACAGATCGAACCTTCTGCATGCATGATCCCTTCGCTCAAGGGCTTCCCGACCGTTGGTATAGGGACCAACGAAAATTTGGGATCAGCTGCACGCTTTCCTTCTTGTTGGAAGGTTGGCTAGATCAGTTCCGATGTCCTATCGCCATCATCGAACGCGATCCGCAGGCATGTGATGCTAGTCTTAGAGCGATGGGACTGACCAATAACGACCATTTGCGAGAGTCTTTCCGACATCAAAAGGGCCGAGTTTTTTCCTTTGAGGATCTTTGGGAAGAGTCCAAAGCCAGGGCGCTATGGGACTATCTTTTACCTGCTGAAACCTTCGATGCGCTTCGTTACCATCAGCTCGTGCGTATGCAGGTCCAGCCTCATCCCGTGCATTGGACACTGGATCTGTCCGTGATGAACGAACTTCGCCAGATCGGCCTACTCAACAGCAAGAGGTAAGTGTCATGCCAGCAGGATGGGCCGCAGCAATCGGAGCCGTAGGAGCCATTGGCGGCGCCATGATCTCGTCCAACGCCGCAGGCGATGCCGCGCAGACGCAAGCCGACTCCGCCGCCGCTGCTTCCGCCCAGCAGAGGGCGATGTACGATCAGAACGTCCAGCGGCTACAGCCTTGGACGCAGCAGGGACAGGTATCCCTCGGTAACCTCGGTAGTCTGCTCGGCAACAATGGCGCGAATCAAGCGTCGCTGTACCAGCAATCCCCTGGCTACCAGTGGCAACTAGGTCAGGGCACGCAGGCGATCATGAACAATGCCTCAGCGCTGGGCGGAGTGAATTCGGGGAATACGCTGAAGTCTCTCGCCTCCTATGGTCAGGGGTTGGCCAATCAAGACTTCAACCAGTGGCTTGGCAACACCTACAACATGAACATGGGCGTGGCGGGGATGGGCGCCAACTCGGCCGGTATGACCGCAGGTCTCGGCGCCAACACCGCGAACCAGATCGGGCAGAACACCATGGGCGCCGGCAATGCTCTTGCGGCGGGTCAGGTCGGATCGGCGAACGCATGGAGTCAAGGCTTGGGGAGTCTAGGAAATCTGGCGATGTACCAGCAAATGCAGGGCGGCATGAACAATCCCTACGGAAGCAACTACATCCCGCCGATCCCGGATGCCGGTCAATATGCTCCGCCCCAGATCAGCATGGGATAATTTATGCCTATCGATCCTTCCATTCCTCTGCAATCCCAAGGACCGGCTCCGATCACGCTGGGGTCCATCACGCAGATGATGCAGATGAAGCAGCAAATGCTTCAGCAGCGTCAGCAGCAGCAGGCACAGAATGCCTTGCTGTCGATCTTCCAAGACCCGTCCAACCTGGACGCCAACGGTATGCCCACCGGAGAGGCGGTCAAGAAGATCAGCATGGTGTCACCGCAAATGGGTATGGATCTGCGGAACCAGCAAGCCAAGATAGCCGCCGACCAGTCCTTGGCGAAGCAACGCAATGTCGGCATGTTCAACGATAAGTCCCAGGCCATCCATGACGCGATCGAGCCCTCCATTGTGGCCTACGATCAAGCTCGCCAGTCCGGTCTACCTGACGATCAGGCACGCATCAAGGCGCAGACCGTCTATACCGACAACCTTAAGAATGTGGCCGATTCGGGGATGTTTTCCCCGCAGGAAATCGCCACCATGCCGACCAACTTTGATCCGGATCGCGTCCGTGCGGGGGCGATCAAGTACAAGGATCTACTCGGCCTAAGGGAAAAGGAGAAATCCGACGAGCGGGCCGACAAGCGCTTGGAAGCTAGCATGGAGCATAGTGACCGTCAGTTTGCTGTCTCGGAGGCTCGCCTAAGTTTGGCCGAGAAAGCTTCTGCACGCGCTGAAGCGAATGCCGTAGGCGCGCCAGGTGGGAAACTGGACGACGACACCACCAAGGTCATGGCCCAGCAGTATCTTGCTGGTGATACCAGTGTGATGACCAATCTCGGCCGTGGTCGTCAAGGCGCCGAGAACATCGTGGCGTTACGCAAGGAAATCGTGGATCAGATGAAGGACGCCGGCATGAGCGGTGCCGATGTCGCCGCGAAGATCGCCGAGTTTGGTGGCATCAAGGCTGGTGAACGTACCCTTGGCACGCGCACGGCCAATGTCGGCATGGCGGTTAACGAGGCTTCTCAGTTCGCTGACCTGGCTCTGGAAGCCTCCAAGGAGTTCCCGCGAACCTCGTTCGTTCCGGTGAACAAGGCGATGGTTTCCTATGCCGAAAATACGGGTGACCCCAAGGTCAAGGCTTTTGGTGCGGCGAACCTGTCGTTCATCAATGCTTATGCTCGAGCGGTGAGCCCGACCGGAACGCCGACCGTGAGCGACAAGGAACATGCACGCGACATGCTGTCCACGGCTGACGGTCCGGAAGCCTACGCGGCCGTGATGAAGCAGCTTCAGAAGGAAATGAAGGCCGCGAACACTTCTCCGGGTACCGTGCGCGGCGAATTCCGGGAGGCGGTAACCAAGGATTCCAAGCAAGGCACCAAAACCGTGCACTGGGATGACCTCTGATGGCCACCATGGATGTCACGCTGCCGGATGGAACGGTCCTGCAAGGGATTCCTGAAGGCACCACGAAGGAGCAGATCGCTGCCAAGCTCAAGGCGAGCGGTCGTGATGTACCGGATTCGTGGATGGCGCCTGCCAAGTCCCGCCATTCTCCCGGTTACCTGAAGATGTCGAAGGAACAGCAGCAATTGATGGATTCCTTGGGTACGCCTGAAGGACGCCAGGCCTATGAGACCGCGCAGCAAAAGAAAGTGGTCGATGCCATGCCCTGGTATGAGCGTCTTAGCGCGGGCGCAGGTAAAGCAGTCGTAGATACGGGTCGTGGTATCGGCCAATTGATTGGCAAGGTAAGCCAAGAGGATGTCGCCAGAGCGCGTGAAAAAGACCAACCCTTGATGGATACCGCTTCCGGCAGGGTGGGTAATGTCCTGGGGTACGTCGGGGAAGCCCTTCCTGCCGCTCTTATCGCGCCTGCGGCTGGCGTAGGTGCGGGAGCCGCCCTAGGCACGAAGGCAGCGATAGGCGGCGCTCTAGGTGGCGCACAGGGATATGCCCAGCCTTATGCCTCCACGGGCGAGCATGTCGCCAATACGCTGGTGGGTACAGGCTTGGGCGCTGTCCTTCCGGGTATGGGTGCCGCCGCTGGCAAGGTAGTCAACGGATTGGCCACTCCGGAAGCTCGGGCATTGGCTGCGGAAGGCGTGAAATTGACCCCTGGCATGATGTTGGGTGGCGCAGCTAAACGCACGGAAGACATGCTGACCAGTATTCCTATCGTAGGTGGAGCGATCCGAAAAGCTCAGGCACGAGCGCTGGAAAGCTTCGATAACGCCGCGATCAACCGGGTTATTGCCCCATTGGGAACTTCTTTGCCCAAAGGCGTGGCAGGTCGTCAGGCGCTAGGTATTGCTCAGGATGCGGTATCGAAAGCGTATGACACCACCCTTTCACAAATGAAAGGAAGAGTCGATCAGAAGTTGGCGACGGATATTGGTTCGCTCTGGAATAAGTACGGGAAGAACCTCCCCGCCAAGGAAGGGGACGAGTTGGGAAGCTATATCCAGAACGATGTACTACGAAAGTTCGATCAGTCCGGACAGGCGCCGGGAAAGATCGTGCACGAAATTCAGTCAGATCTCGGGGCACAGGCGGCGAAACTGATGCGATCCGATGACCTAGGTCGCCGGCAGCTAGGACAGGCCGTGAAAGACCTACAAGGGCATGTGAAAGACATGCTGAAGCGTAACAACGCACCAGACCTCAACAATAAGTTGCAGGCTGCGACCAACTCGTTCCGACAACTGGTCCGCGTCAATAAGGCGGCAGGCATGATCGGTGCGCATGATGGTGTCTTCACGCCGGCACAGCTTCGATCCGCCGTGCGGGCGACGGATTCGACACGGAATAAAGCCGCCTTTACCCAAGGAAGGGCGGAGATGCAGGACTTGGCGGAGAAGGCGCAAGGCGTGTTGCCTAGCAAGGTACCGGATTCCGGTACGGCGGGGCGTTTGATGATGGATGCTTCCGTCCTGGGTGGCGGCGCCGCAACGGGACATATTCTCCCCGTTCTTGGCGCGGGTGCGATCGCCCATGGCGTCTACAGCGCGCCTGGTCAGGCGATTTTGCAGCGAGCCTTCATGCCGCGACAGAATCCCGTATCCAACTACCTTGCCCATCTGGCACAGACGCGTCTTTCCAACCCCGCGAATGCCTTGATGGCACCCGGATTCACCAATTCGTTACAACCTTCGCCAGTGCCGCAGCAATAACCGCTTAAACAACGTATCGGGAAGGGATTTCCACAAGAAGATGTGAAGTTCACGGATGAGATGCATGACGAGGATCGTCAGGAACAGGGAACACAACCAGATCAGCCACCGCATCAACATGCGTTTCTCGGAGGAAGAATGCCGTCCAAGTCTAAAGCACAGAATCGTTTGATGCATGCCGCCGCTGAAGGGCATGTGAGAGGTATCCCCAAAAGTATCGGAAAGAAGTTCGTCAAAGCCGATACGGGACGGAAAATCAAGAAACTCCCCAACCATGTGAAGAAGAGGAAGTAACGGATGCGCGTCCTGCTGATCGACTCCGACCGCTGCGGACTGGATTTCGCCTATCGCTGCGTCGAAGCCGGGCATGAGGTTCGTTGGTACAACCGAGATAAGGAAGGAAACACCTTCCGCGATGGCGAAGGCTTCCCCGGCATCGTCATGGTCAAGGACTGGCGTCCAAGCATGAAATGGGCCAAAGATGGCCTTATTTGGGTCAGCTCCAATGCCAATTTCCTGAAAGAACTCGATGACTGGAAGAAGCACGGATATCCCGTGTTCGCGCCGTCGTTCGAATCCGCCTCCCTAGAGATCCAGCGCAGCAAAGGCATGAAGTTGCTGGAATCCATGGGTCTTCTAATACCTACCTATCACACCTTCGCCTCGCTCAAGGAGGCGGAGAACTTCGCCCGAAAGTCCGATCAAGCCTATGTGTTCAAGACCATGGGCGATAACGAGGACAAGAGTCTTTCCTATGTGGCTAAAACGCCTGCTGATTTGGTTGGCCGCATCCAGAGATGGATCAAGCTCGGTCTGAATATCAAAGGACCGTGCATGTTGCAGGAGAAAATCGACGGCTACGAGATGGGCGTGTCGTGCTGGTTTGGTCCTGAGGGACCTCTTCCTAGTAAGTGGAATGTGAATTTCGAGCACAAGAAGCTGATGCCGGGTAACTACGGACCGAATTGCTTTACACCTGACGCTGAAGTATTGACCAAGAACGGATGGAAATTCTGGCCCGATGTGACGATGGAAGATGAAATTTGTACGCTCATCGATGGAGAAATTAGCTATGAGCGTCCCTCCAAAATTACCAACGAGCCGTTCGATGGTAGTTTGATTGGTTGGTCGAGTTCTTTTACGGATATCCTCGTCACACCAGGTCATAACATGTACGTTACAGACAGCCATGGTCGATACGACATGCGCTTCGAGCCTGCCTACCAATCCATGGCACGTACAAGAAAATATATGCATGCGGGAGGGGAGTGGCGGCAAGGCGTGCCAGGGGATGAATCACTAGCAGCCTTTTTCGGCATCTATGTGGCCGATGGGAACACGCATAAGGGAGAAGTCATCTTCGGTAATTTGCCAGATCATAAGCGCATCGAGTTCGAAGGTATTGTCAATGCTCTTGGATGGCGTTATGCCTTTCGAGGTGGTGATCTCATTGTGTATCAGTGCCCTTGTATCAGTCATCTGTTGGAACTCGGCAAGGCTCATGAAAAGTACGTTCCCGAATGGATTCGCTTGGGCTCGAAATCCGTCATCACATCCTTTATCGACGGGTACGCCAAAGGTGATGGTTGCCGGCGAGAGAACAATCTCACCTGTACTACCGTAAGCAAGAAGTTGGCTGACGACATACAAGAGATGTGCCTGAAAGCTGGATGGTCAGCGGCAATATCGATCCGTGACAGGCGGGGTCAATCTCACGCCATCGGAAAGTACACCTGTACAAACCAGCGCATCGCTTACGATATACGTATCCGAAAGCATAAGAAGATGGCGAAGCTTCATCCCGATTTTTGTTACACGATTCCATACAAGGGTCCGGTGTATTGCGTCACAGTGTCCTCTCACATCATCTATACCCGCCGAAACGGAAAGCCTTCATTTATAGGTCAAACTGGAGAAATGGGTACAGTAATTCAATACTGCGACAAGGAAAAAATGGCCGATGATCTTTTCTCCCCGGAGCTGATCGATCATCTTAAGAAAATAGGTCATATCGGTGATATCGATCTCAACTGCATCATCGAGAAGGGTTCCGGCAAGATTTACCCGCTGGAATTCACCTGTCGCCCTGGCTGGCCTTACGACTGGATCACCTCAGATTTGCATGAGGGTGACCCCGTACAGTGGATGAAAGACCTTCTGGAAGGCGAAGACACCCTCAAGGTGTCGTATGACGTGGCGATTGGCGAAATCGTCGCTATTCCGCCGTTTCCTCGTGACGACTGCGACGAAGCGGAATGCATGGGACTTCCCATCGAAATGCCAGATAACTGGCATGGCATCCATCCCGTCTGCGTGATGATGGAAAAAGGTCCGGACATGGATGGCGACAAGGTCGTGGACCGGGAAATCTACAAAACCTCGGGGAACTATGTACTTGTCGCGGTGGGCACCGGAGAGAACGTAAAATCGGCAAAACGTCGTACCGATAGTCTGGTAAAGAAAATCAACATGTCCAACATGATGGTGCGTAACGACATCGGCGACGACCTGAAGAAATCGCTTCCTGAACTGCACAAGCTCGGCTTTGCCGAGTGTATGGAGTACGAATAATGGCCATCGGTCCGCTCGGTAACGTCGCCTCGCCCAAGCTGCAATTCTTCCTTCCGGGGACGAATACGCCTTTGGCTGGGGGTAAGCTCTTCACCTACGCGGGGGGTACGACGACCAAACAGGCAACCTACGCCAGTGATGCGCAGACGCCCAACACCAACCCCATCATTCTCGATGCGAATGGTCAGTGCGTGTGTTTTGTCGATACCACCATGAAGTATGACTTCACCTTGTCTCCTTCGACCGACACCGATCCGCCGACCAATTCTTACTGGACAGTCCAGAATATGGGCTACCAGGAGATGATTGCGTCCTTCGCACCGATCAATTCGCCGACGTTTACGGGTGTTCCCAAGGGTCCAACGGCTTCGCTAGGAGACAGCTCTACCGCGCTGGCTACCACGCAGTTTGTGCAAAACACCATTGCCGGTGGCTTGGCCAATACCGCATTAACCGGAACGCCAACGGCACCAACTGCAGCGCCCGGAACCAGCACGACGCAGATCGCCACTACGGCTTTCGTAGGGCAGGAAATCACCCGCGCCTCCATGCAGCAGATTTTCACCGCGTCCGGTACTTTCACCGTGCCTACGGGGGTGACAAAGCTCAAAGTACGCGTATGGGGTGGTGGTGGTGGTGGTGGTGGTTCCACGGGCACGGGATCTGCCGCCAGTGGTGGCGGTGGTGGTGGTTATTGCGAGGGTGTTGCAACTGTCACGCCAGGTGCTTCCATCCCTATCGTCATCGGCACGGGTGGTTCGGCAGGTAGTGGTTCCTCGGCGGGAGGCGCAGCCACGGCTACTACGGTCGCCGCCTTGAGTGTCACCGCCAATGGTGGTGGTGGCGGTCCTGGATCCAGCAGTGGTGGTACCTCAGTAGGCGGCACCGGAGGCACGGCTTCGGGCCTCTCCTTCGCCGTAACGGGCACTGTAGGAAGCTTCGGCAACAACCTCGGCGGTACTGGCCTGGGTGGTACGGGTGGAGGCACCTTCTGTTCGGCCTCTTCCACGGCCGTAGGAAGCTTTCCGGGTGGTGGCGGTGGTGGCGGTGGTGCGGGACTTCCCGGCAATGTCGGCGGCGCCGGCATGGTCATTCTTGAGTGGTTACAGCCCTAATGGTTGATGTCACTACCACGCCGATCCCTATGCCGCAAAGTCCGGTGGTGGACTTACGCACCGGGTATGCGTCGATGGAATGGTATCGGTTCTGGAATCAACCCTCGCTTCAGTCGGTCAATTACCCCGGAAAGATCAGCACGTCTGACGATGTTCCGGAAGGTGTCAACAATCTCTACTTCACCAGCCTTCGCGCTCAGAACGCCGTTGCGAATCTTCTTCAGAACTCGCCAACGATCACGTTCACCTACATCGCGGGAAACTCGATCACCGCTAGCCTGAATATGCTGTCTGACAATGGAGTGGGATCTCTTCTCGCCGTCTCGCGGGACGCATGGGGACGCATGGCGGGAACTCGATCCGCCACACTGACGACTGCTAGCTCATCTCGAATCACCATCGTTAATCCGGACGCTTCTACGGGTCTTCCGACGTTTGACCTTGCTACGGTCACGGATATAGGTGGCGGGACGCTGCAGAAGACCGCGTTTGATGCCTGGGGGAGAAAAACAGGGACGAGTGCCGCCACAACGGACAATCTGACCGAGGGATCGACCAATCTCTACTTCACTGCAGCGCGAGTTCTGGCAACGGTTCTGACTGGACTTTCCACGGCCACCAATGCCGTCATCACGGCAACGGATACGGTTCTTTCCGCCCTAGGAAAGCTTCAGTCGCAAATCAGTGCGAACCTGACCACGTTAGGCACGAAAGCCGACAAGTCGATCACGCTGACAGCAGGTATGGGACTTACAGGGGGTGGCGACCTCTCGGCGAATCGAACATTCGCCATCGCCAATACCGCCGTTACAGCAGCATCTTATGGCGACACTACGCATGTCGCGACTTTCACGGTCAATGCGCAGGGTCAGTTGACGCTGGCAGGATCATCGGCGATTGCCTTTCCAGTCACTTCGGTATTCGGACGTACTGGAGCGGTTGTCGCCGCAGCGAATGACTATACCTTTGCTCAACTCGCCAGCAAGCCGACGACACTCGCCGGCTACGGCATCACCGACGCGCTAGCCACGATCACACCAGCCGGCTACATCGACGGCCTGAAGATGGTATGGAATAGCGCCACCTCGATCAGTGCCACGAGCGGAACTTGTTACATCCAAGGCTCTAGTGCAGTCATTTCGTTTCCATCCCTATTGACGCTGTCAAGTATGAGTCTTACGGCTTCGACGTTCTACCATTTATACGGTTACTTGAATTCCGGTACACCTGCGATCGAATTGGTGACGACGGCGCCCGCAGCATCGTATAGCGGAACGGCACGGTCCAAGACAGGAGACACGTCGCGGCGATACTTGGGTAGCGTTCTCACGGATGCCAGTGGGAATATCTATAACTTTCAGCATTCCGGAGATGCAATCAAATACGACAGCAATATCAACGCTTCACCGTTTATCGTTCTTAATGCTGGAAGAGCTACGACGGCGACGGTTGTTTCTGTGTCAGGAGTATCTCCCATAACGTCAAAAACAACCTCACTTCTTATACTTAATTCGGACACGGTAGGCGCGCAAATAGTATATTTTTCAAATGCTCAATTGGGATCAGCTACGACTACGAGTTACCTCGGTTTTTGCTTTTACGGAAGCACTGAAGTCATGGATTTCCCTACGGGAACTTCTCAAAACCTGAACTATATATTTGGTGCAACTCCCACCGGAGCTTGTTTTATACGAGTATCCGGTTATCTCTATGAGCGATGATCATGTACGCCGTATCGATCCTCCCTAATGGGCGCACGAGCTGGCGCGCGATAGCCTATGAAGCTGATCTATTGGCTGGCGAAGTGTCATCTATCGATGTGCCGGCACCGACGATGGCGGACGCAGCTGCGATGCTCATGCAGGACGTACAAACGTGGATGGACACGACCGCTAGCCAAAATGGTTACGATTCCATCGCCTCGTGCATATCCTACAAAGACAGCGCCATTACGCAGTGGGCGGCCGATGCCACCGCGGCAATTGCCTGGCGCGATGCCGTCTGGCAAGCCTGTTTCCAGTGGCAACAGTCGGCGAGTGCCAATCCGCCGTCCACGTTTCCTACCTCCACTCAGGTCATTTCGCAACTACCTCAGCCATCAACCTTCGGATGGACTATTCATCAACCTGGATCGACCTCATGAGCCCTGACACTTTTACCACTTTCGTCATAGGCCTGGCCGGTGTAGGTGTCGCTGGCTTCGTGGCTTGGACGATTGCCATGGTCATCCGTTCACGTTCGGAGCTTGCAGCATTCAAATTGCATGTCTCGGAAATGTACCTCAAGAAAGACGACATCGCTGAGTTGAAGGATGATGTAAAGCAGTTCAGTCGCGTTCTATACGAAATTGCCGGAAAGCTTGGAATTCCCACTCGGAAGGACTGATTATGGACCTCGACGCAGAAGACATAGCCCGTTTCGCTAGTGCTATCGGTCGGTTCGAGAAGGTTCTCGATGGCATAACGAAGACGGAAAGCCGGGTTGTGGGAAATTCCACGATCTCTGTCAGTGCCGGAAACCCTGCGATGTGGATAGCCGTCTGGATTTCCACGATATGTTGCGCCATCGTGGTAACGATGACCTGGAACTGGCGCGAAGAGCAGACCAAGCAAGTCGTATCATCGGCGGAACAAGAACACAAGCTTGAGAACGCCAATGACAAACTGTCGATCATTCTTCAATGGGCCCCAAAGCTGGCGAAGGAAGTCGATGATCAGATGAAACAAAAGGATATCCATCATGAGCAAAGTAAGCCCTGACGATATCGTCATCATTGGCGGTGGTCCGCATCCCACAAGTCCCTCAGCAACGGCAAGTACATCGCCATGGGTGATGTTCAATGGTCGGTCATTAGGGCATGCCGAAGCAGCTTCCCTGCTTCGTGGTATTGCTGATGAATTGGACGATCAAACATGAACCTCATTGATGAACTTGATGGCCGATTGGTCAACCTTTGGAAGTTCTCTTCCGTATGGTTCAGCACGGTATCGGGTGCGTGCTCGGCAGCAGTCGCCGCCTATGAAGGGTTCAAGACGGTAGATCCTGCCTCGGTACGATGGGTTCCTGAACAGATTATCGGCATGCTGGTGTCTGCGGCCGTCCTCTTTACCTTCGCCTCCATCATCGCTCGTGGTGTGCCACAGCCTAAGCTACGTGATCGGGATTCCGGAAACAATTCGGAGCAGGCGTGATGAACGCCTTCGACTGGGTAGTGTGCGGTGTCGTGGTCGTCATTGGTGGTGGCTACCTGATACTTCGCTGGCTGTTCAGCGGTAAGGACTCGTGGCAGTGATGGACGCTTCGCAGTTACAGGCATGCACAGGAGCCAACGTCGCGAAGGCGGCCTTCTGGATTGATCCGATCACCGCAGCTATGGGTGAGTTCGGCATCGACACACCGAGGCGTCAGGCGGCGTTCTTGGCCCAGGTGGGACATGAGTCCGCAGGCCTCTACTACACCGTGGAACTATGGGGTCCGACAGCGGCACAACTTCGATACGAAGGCCGAACCGATCTAGGGAATGTCTACCCGGGCGATGGGCCACTGTTCCGAGGACGCGGATTGATCCAAATCACCGGTCGAACCAACTATCAAGCCGTCAGCAAGGCGCTAGGCGTCGATTTCATCGCCAACCCCATAGCCTTGGAACAGTCGCCTGCTGCGGCACGATCAGCGGCTTGGTTTTGGTCATCCCGAGATCTCAATGCGTTGGCTGATTCGGGCGACTTTCCCGGCATCACGCGAAAGATCAACGGAGGACTCAATGGCTGTAGCGATCGATTTGACCTCTGGCAAAAGGCTCAGAAGGCATTGGGAGTAACATCATGATGGCATCGATCTACATGAAGCTTGCTGGTGCAGCGCTTATCCTGTTTCTTCTTATGGGAATCTTCCTATGGGGCCATCACTCCGGCGCGTCCAGTGTTCAGGCTAAATGGGATGCAGCGAAAGTGGTTCAGCAAGTCGCGGTGGCCAAGGCTCAAGCCGACAATGACCTGCATGCCGAGATGATGCGAAACTCCTACAACGCGCTCAATGCGCACTACCAGGCGATCCTCCATGAAAAAGTCCCTGCTGTGGCTGATTCCGTTGCTTCTGGCGTCACTGGCGGCACTCTCCGGCTGCGCGACAGCTCCGTGTGCCCAAGTAGTGGCAACATCACCGCCGCTACCGCCCGTTCCCGCGCCCTTGATGCAGTCGCCACCCAAGCCCTTAGCGACCGCGTTTCAACTGCGATACAAATTATTCGAATTGGTGACGCCGCCGACACCCGAGAACGCCAGCTCGACGCCCAAATAGTTGGATTGCAGGGCGTACTCAACGCAGAACGGGCATATCATCCCTGATTCCCTGGCAGAGCGGCGGTGAGTTTGTCTGCCGCAGCCGTCATCATCGGATGTCCAGGCGCGTATAGGTTTCTGATTACCTCACGCATAGCATTCCAGTCTCCGGTGTTGGCGCGGGTGTTCCATGCTGCTTTCCAGATTTCATAAGCGCGTTCTTTCGCCAGATCAATATGCATCTGGCTACCACTACTGACGCCGACTACCTGTGGATACTGATCCACAGACCATCCCTCAAACGCCTCGCGACATGGGTCACTCATCGCCCTTCTCCTTCCATTCGCGCAGGATTTCATTGGATCGATCATTCAGCCACTTGATAGACGCTTGACGTATATACATCTCGCGTCTATCGCACTCTCCCATCGCCTGCTCCAACGACCTGAGCCGCAGCGCAGCCTCGGCGTTCTGCTGGATGGTGGCGTGGCGGGTGCGGATGAATAAACGAAGATCAAGTTCAGTATCAGATAGTGGCGCATGTCCATCGGCATAGGCACAAGCCTTTACCACCTCCGCCAAATCTTTCGTGAGGTTGGTCATGGCTGTGAATCCACTTGATTCATCGCAGTATCGAATGCGCGAAGAAATTTCTGTTGTTCGGCCTTTGCTATCTTGATGACTTTGACGGCTGCGTTATGCTGATTGCTGTTTCCGTAGAGCATAGCCCCCTCAAGGATGGAAATCACTGCGCCCCATGTGTTGAGGTTAGTATGCGCATGCGCAGCACGCTTTGCATATTCTCTCTTATTCATCCCTCAATCCTCTTCGTGGTGGTTGCATGAATTTTTCGCCAGCATGCTAGGCGTTCCACTCCCCAGCGGACTTTAAGTTAGACGAAGTTTCCCAGCCCTGATAAGCCGGTCGTGCGTGATGACTATGGCGCGATCCATCTGTGATCGGCGTTCATCTTGGGACAGATGCTTACCGTTATCTATTTCGTGGTGACAATCAGGGCAAAGTGCTGAGGTCATGTGTGATGCCGACTTCTGACTCATGCCACGACCTTCATTGCGATGCGCTACCTGTACGCCCCACTTACCGCATAGGCTGCACGTTTCCAAGCTGGCGACGGCGGCGAACCAGCGCTTATCTGCGGCGGTAGTCATACGGCTAGCTCATGCCATGCGCGTGCAGCCATCGACAGCGCACGTCTTTGAACAAAACCGGCGCGCCATGAACTTCTTGTACGGCTCAAGCATGTGTTTTTTCCCCACATGTCCGCGCACGAATATCTTTCCGCAATGCTCGCAATTCTTTTCTGGCGTCGGCTGAGTGCGTGGGTTCATGCGACCATCTCCATCGGGTCGGCGACATAGATGCCTAGGATGGCCATGCGCTGCTGAATTTGCGCGACGTACCCAGCAAACTCGACCGTAGACATCTTCGAGCTACGGCGGAGTGGGCGCAGACGCTTACGGCCGAATCCCTCCAGCGTTTCCCAGCCGTATATTTCGCCAAGCAGGTATTCGTGGATATCCTCGGCCGTCCAGCCTCGCAACTGTTCGCCACCGGCCGCGATGATCGACGGATACACGCTACCCCACAGGTAACGATTTTGTTCATCGCTACGCCGCTTCCGATACTCCGACACCTCCACGCGCAACTCTTTCCCCGGTAACGCGGTCATCACGAACGCACGCAGGTTGTCGGCGATGCGTTCGCGGTCAGTCTTAGGTAATCGGAAGGTCTGAACGCTCACTTATTTGCCGCCTGCTTGATCCTCTCAAGCCGTATCGTTTTCAGTGCGTTAGCGTTATAGGGTACATAACCCCAGGGACTCACCTTTCGCGACTTCCTTCCCGCTGCTGCCAGATCATGCAGGCATACGTGACCCTTTTGGTAGCTGGTGGAGGTTTTCATGCAGATGGTACCAACTTAGGTAGCTTTGACTTGATCGTGTCGCGCTCAAACGTGGTAAACACGCCCCCTTTGGTGGGAGCTAGCCACAAATCCATTTGCGCGGCGGAAGGAATTCCCGACCATGTCTCGGCGACGGTATAAAGTTCATCCGAATCATCATCTTCACCTTGATCGACCCATGCTTTAATCTTTTCCTTGATGATATCGACGGAAGGACCGTACTGCTCGTAGGCTTCGTCGCAAAGCTTCTTCCGCGTATCCTCAATGCTGATTTGATCTGGACGTCCTTCGAAATCATATCCTCCTTCGGAGACGTTGGCCACTTCGATAGCCTGGGCAAGACGATCATCAGTGTACGGCCATGTCTTGCTGGCACGCTTGATGACAGCCTTCTTCGCCATCTGCTCAAACCATTCCTCCCATGGCCCCTTTCTTCCTGGCTGACCCTTCACGAAAGCGGTTGACTTACCTCGGATCTTTTCCAGCTCGGAAACTGGCATCGTCTCGGTCAGAATGTCTCCATCCTTCGTCTTGGCTATGCAATAGGCTCCTACTATCTCGCCTCGATCCTTCTTGAAAGGGTCGGCATCATGATCAGGAATACGGGCGGGGCCGTGATACTTGAAGGTGTCTTCGGCGTACACGATGTCAGCTCTTGACCAGACGATGGCGCCGCAGTCCGTACCTATCTTGATCAGTCCCTTGTAACTGATGTCCAGAACGATAGCGCCGTCCCGGGGGACGAGGTAGGCATACCCATTGGCAGGATTTAGCGTCAGCCCTGTAGAGGCTACGTTGATCATCGCCAGAATGACGGATTGGGGGTTCTGATTCGCCGTCTTCATGGAGTAATCATTCTTCATCAACGCCTGCATAGCGAAGATGGACTCACGGTCATAGTTCACCGATGACGCGGCGACCTTCATGAACCGATCACGCGAGTTCTTAATGGCATCTTGATAGGGGGCGATTTCGTTGCTCATAAATTTTCTCGCGTCACCAGATGGTAGGGATAACGACCGTATCCGTCTCCGTCTCCGTATCCGTCTCCGTATCCGTTTCCGTCTCCGTTTCCGTATCCGTATCCGTCTCCGTCTCCGTTTCCGTATCCGTATCCGTCTCCGTTTCCGTTTCCGTATCCGTATCCGTATCCGTATCCGTCTCCGTTTCCGTTGGGGTATTTCATCGCGTCACCAGGTGGTAGGGATAACGACCGTCTCCGTTTCCGTTTCCGTATCCGTTTCCGTATCCGTCTCCGTATCCGTCTCCGTATCCGTATCCGTTTCCGTATCCGTATCCGTTTCCGTTTCCGTTTCCGTATCCGTATCCGTATCCGTTTCCGTATCCGTCTCCGTATCCGTCTCCGTCTCCGTTTCCGTATCCGTATCCGTCTCCGTAGCCGTTGCCGTAGCCGTTTCCCTTTGGGTAGATCATCGCGTCACCAGGGGATAGGGATAGGCGCCGTAGCCGTTGCCGTTGCCGTCGCCGTAGCCGTAGCCGTCGCCGTAGCCGTAGCCGTAGCCGTAGCCGTTGCCGTAGCCGTAGCCGTAGCCGTAGCCGTTGCCGTCGCCGTCGCCGTTGCCGTAGCCGTCGCCGTAGCCGTAGCCGTCGCCGTAGCCGTTGCCGTAGCCGTTTCCCTTTGGGTAGATCATCGCGTCACCAGGGGATAGGGATAGGCGCCGTAGCCGT